TCATTCCATATTTTATAGAACATATTCATACCATGTGGTGTAGATACTATTATAACTTTTGTCGATTTACCAGATGATATTGTAGGATATACTGAACTAAAAAATTGCTCTGCAACACTAGACGGAACATAAGCAAACTCATCAAGGAATATTATATTAAATGAACTACCTCGAACTGTTGAAGCAGATGTTGACGCTGCAAGTATTCTACTTCCATTTTCTAATTCAAGACTTCCTTTATTCCACGACATTACACCTTGTTGTAACCATTTGGGTAGATTTTCATATGCAAGTTGTAATCTACCTAATAAGTCTCTAGATGTTGCAGCTTTGTTTGCAAGTATTGCTATGTTTACATTTGGATTGAACAATGCATAATGCAATAGATAAGCGATCATCGTGGTTGACTTACCAGATTGTCTAGGAAGTTTACAAATGGTAAATCTATTATTATGAAAAGTTCCAATCATTTCTTTTTGAAAATTATATGGTTTGAAATCTACCAGACCTTCATCTAGAGAAACAATCTTAATATAAGTTGTGATGAAATACAAAGGGTCATTCATACACTTTTGATATTCCTCAATTTCAGCCTGTGTCCACTCTTTAGGTTGATTAGCTTTCTTTAGATTAGGATTACCTAGATAACTTTCCATTTACATAAACCTCTTTATATCTATTTGTGTTTTTCATTTTAGAAGAACATTTTGATTTACAAATATCTGGCACATCACCATTTGTAATTTTATCAAAAAACTCTTTCCATATCTTACCATTTACAATTTCTTTTATACTATTATTATTTAGATTGTTTTTCCAGCTAAGTAATGTGTCATATCTAACATCTGTTTTTTTACCTAATTGATTTGGCACTAATACATCTGCATCTAACCAACAACATGGTAACACTTGTTTTGTTGTTGATACGTATGGCAATCTTTCTTGCGTCATATATTTGTCATTTTGAATTGTTAAACATTTTGGTCTAAACTCTTCTTTTTCTTCCTCAAACTTTTCTTTAAATTTTTCTTCTTTTGGTTTTAAAAAATCATTGTATCTGCCAGAATGATTTACTTCTAATGTAACACCAATATCTTTTGCCATTTGTATTGCTTGTGTTATCTTATCTTCATTGTAACTAAAAACAATATACTGCCATTTACAATCTATACCCATTTCACTAGCAGTCTTCATAACTTCAAATAGTTTTTCACCATCTTGATTTTCTCTGTATGCAAAACTTTGATAAGGAAGACCATCTATACCAAAACGCCATTCTGCTTTTGGATGTGCCTTAAAACATTTAATATAAAAATCCATAGGTTTATGAGAAGCTGCATTTGATATAGATACTGCCACATCTTTTTTGTATGCAATCTCTAGCATCTCAACTAAATTAGGATTAAATATTGGGTCGCCTAAAGTACCATTAAGAGTTAAAGATGAAAAGTAATCTGTTAAATCTTCCCACTCTTTAATTGTTAAATCTCCACCAGGTATGTCTTTAGTTTTATAATCCCATAAGGTACGAACACATTGAGAACATTGTAGTGTACACTTATTGGTTATATCTAAATCAACACCTCTATTTTTAAAGCCATCATTTTTATAATCAATCATCCTTTTTCTTTTTCAATAGTTTTTGTAGTTCGGCTGTTGAACCTACATACAAAGCATTAGTTACATTTTTGGGAGCATTGTTAGGAACTTCTTTTAATTTTTTCATCTTCTCTTGTAGATCACCAAGTTTTTCTGTTACCTCAGAAACCTGTTTAATTAAATTACCAGCAACTTCGTATGCTCTTGGATGGTCAGAATTTTGAGCGATATCTAATATTCCTTGTATTGCGTCTTGTCCTCTTTCGACTAAATTGTAAAAATTTTCTCTTTGATATTTGTAATCAGAATCTATATCCTCGTCTTCTTTTGGTCTAGGGATAACTTTTTTAGGTTCTGATTTTATAAGTTCTTTATCTTTAACACCTAAAGCATCATTTATTATTTCATCTATTTTATCAGCCATTTAAAAAATACCTTTTCATTTTTGCATCGTCTTGATCAAGATTTATACCACATCGCTTTCTACAAACTTCTGGTGGATTAGTTTTTAACTTATTATTAAATGTTTTCCACGTATCAGAGTTTACTATTTCTTTAACAGTATTTATTTTCAAACTTAAAGTACTATCATATAATTCTGACACTTGTTGTTTATGTGAGTCTAACCAACAACATGGTAAGATATTACCACCAGCTGCATAATACATATTTGTTCTATTTTCTAAACATCTTGGTCTTATTTCAGGTGACATATTATATTCTAATTTTACATTCTTACCCTCAACATCTGTATTTGTTTCTAATAACTGAAACCTTATATCATGATCTCTTGCTAATTTATATGCATCTAATTGATATTCCTCATTATAAGGAAAAACTATATACTGCCATTCTACATCTATACCAAGTTTTTTTGCATCTAACATTCTTTGAAACAGAAACTCGCCATCTTGATTTTTTCTATATTGATGTGATTGATGAGGTAAACCATCAATTCCAAAAATCCAATGAGCATGTAAGTTTGATTCAAATGCTTCATCATATACACTTTTCTTTTTGTGATTAGCTGCGTTATGAATACGAACTTGTTTTTTTCGTATGTAACATAGTTTTAATAATTGATTTAGTTTCGTGTGAAAGATTGGGTCTGATTGACCACCACACATATCTATGATATCAAACTCATCAAGAATTTTTTCAAACTCGTCTATTGTTATTTCACTTTTAACAATAGTATAGTTTTCATCTTGACGATTACAACCACCACATTTAAGAGTACACTTATGAGTTATATCTAAATTTATTTCTTTCATTCATTATATAATTATTCATCACTACCTTTTTCCTCATTAAAATTTTTAGCATCTTCAAAGAAAGCAGTTGTTTCATTAAATCCAAAATCATCATCTGCATCAGCAGTGGCTGGTGAAGGTGTAACTGTATATCTTTGTTCTCTTGTTGGTGACTTATCTGGTAAGTCTGTATATTGATCAACTTGAACTCTTTTGATAACTTTGCTATCAGTTACAGGTCCGTATAGATAAAATTTAGAAGTAAAAGATAAAGTATAAACAATTGCTCTTCTTTCTGTAAAGTCACCTCTATAACTATCCTCATATCCTATAGAGTTTAAAACAATTGGTACATCTCTTTTGATGCCCATGTCTGACATATCATTTATTGTTACAGTATAGTCTGGTTGAAAGAAAGGTAATATTTGTTCTATGATTTGTAAAGCATCATCTGATTGTTTTGCCATAATAAATAATTCAAAATCTAGATTATAAGGAACTGGCATGAATTGAGTTTCTAACTGACTTGTAGAACCAGATTTTGATTTCTTAAATTTTTGAACTCTATTTAATTTTCTTGTGGTGTCGTATGCCATGTTTTGTATTTCAAAACCAATACGAGGTAAAGTAATTGCAACTTTACTTGTTAGATCAGCATCTTGATCTAATCTTGCTAGAAACTTTTGTTTTGGCCCATACGCCAGAGGCACCTTCATTTTTTGAATGATGTTGCCATTATTATCTTTTCTAACTAAATTGATATTATTAAATATCGTACCAAATGAGACAACCATCTTTCTGATTGTTTCGTGATAAAATTGTGTTCCTAACATTAATTACTTTCCCCAGCATCACCGAAAGGGTTTCTTTCAGAGAAGTCTAGTATTGTATCATCTTGTTTATCAAACAACTCATTCTGAGCTGTCTTATCTGTTACAAAGTCTCCAACTATGTATGTCTCTTGAATTAGATAGTTTGTACTTACTGAGTCATCTGCTTGTTCTAGTAATATGTTATCACCAACAGACCTACTATCATCTTCGTGTACAACAACATCGTTGTCTTCCATTAATAACGTATCAGTTTGTGTTGCGTTTGTAAAGAATTCTAAAGCGATACTTTCGTTATAAGCACTTGATGCCTCAAGTGTGAACTGGTGTCCTAAAGTATCAGAGGTTAGAGCATCTTCAACAGCATCAATATCTGATATGCCAGTATTTAGTTCCTCGCTAGAGTATTCAAATTGTCTGCATCTTAATTTATATACAGGGTTATTATCTAATTGATGAAATGGTTCATCATGATCTACGAAAGATATCTCAAATAATTTTTTTAGTATAGGATGAAAAACTAGATCACCTTCTAGTGGTCTTGTTGCAAACTCACCAAGTGTGTCATCTTCTTTTCTCAAGTAAGCAGTTTCAAAAGAAGCACTATCGTTATTTGTAGTATTGGCAGTAATAGTACCACTTTCTAAAAGTATTGAACCCTCAGTAGTATCTGTACCACTTTCGATATCTATTTGACGAGCAACGTCATCAAATCTTTTTCTATGCACAACAAAAGTAATCTCGTTTCTGTTTTCAAGACCAAACTGTTGCATGACTTCTTTCTCACCTTGAAAACCACCTGCAGAGTCTTCAACATACATTTCTATAGTTTGTGCTTTATTAAATTGAGATAAACTGTCTTCGCCAAATATATTATCTCTGGCTTGTAAACTTCTATCAATATAATTTACATCATGACCATATATTTGTATAGACTCTTTTACCAAGTCTGAATATAAATTTTTTTCTACGTCTAATGTAGTGTTATCTGTTTTGAATAGACTGTTTACAGCCATGACGTTAACCCTTAATTATCATATCGGGGTATTGCATGTTTTGTATTTGCTCTTCTAGTCTAGTTATCTCTTCTTGTGCTTGAGTGTATATTTGTTCACCATTCATAGTAACTCCACCCAACATTTGCACTTCGTTAAACTTCGATAAGTTTTGACCCCATTGTTTTTTTATTAATGCTGTTGCATATCTTTTAAGATGCATATCGTTAAATAAATCTGTATATGTGGCAGGGTCAATTTTTCTATAACACTCAATAATTAGGTAATCATTTTCTTTAATGTCATTTGACCAGTCCATATCGATATATAATCTTCTTTGATGTTCATAAAATCTAATTGGACTTTCACCTACCAATAAATGTGACAAGTAATCAAGATGTTGCATTGTCATTTCGTAGTGTATAATACTTGTTGAGGAAAAATCATATAGGTCATTTAATCTCAATTGATATCTGATATCAAACATATTGTTTGTAGCTGCATTATCGAAACTAAAAATTTTTAAAACAGAAACTACAGAGTCAGGCATTGGTATATAATTTTTACCTTCTTCGAATGATGCTGTGACTGAGGTATCAGCAATATCTGTTGCTGATGTTGTTGCGTTTGAAGCTCCTCTTGTGATATCGTCTGCTGTAATTTTATATTTGAGATACATCTTCTCAATACCATCATAGTAGTAATGGGAGAAATATTGTAATGCTTCGTCTAATCTATCGTCTGCTTGATCATCTGTAACGTTGATTTGTACGGCACCTTTACCTAAATTTCTCAGGCAATATTCTTTTAACGTACTCTTTGAGTTTGGATTGGCCATGTATTTTTCCTTTTAAGTATTTATCTAAATCCCTTTTTGGTCGCCATCCCAAAGATAATATGTCCTTGATATTTGCAGTATTATCAAGACTTTCGCCAGCATGACCGTCTTTTGTTGGTATATTTTTCAAGTATTTATCAACTAACTCATCAACTTTTACACCTTTTCCACTTGCGATTTCATATGTATGTTGTGTCCAATCCATATAAAACTCTTTTCTATATATCAACAATTTTATTGCATCAACAACATCTAACACATGTATAAAATCTCTAGTATGTTTAGTTTTATATTCTAGTGTTCCATCAATCATTTTTTGAGTTAACATGGTAGGTCTACACCCTGGTCCAAACACATTAGTAAATCTTAGTCCTATATGTTTACCAGTTGCTTTCGCTACTGCCTCCATTGCTTTTTTAGAACCTGCATATGGGTTTTTATGCCAATTATGCACATTTGAAGATGACGCATACACACATGGTATTTTAAGTTTAGCACATAATTTAAATAAATTAATAGACCACTCAACATTTGTTTCGTACCATTTATCTGGTGCGTTAAAAGATTTACGAACATCTGCTAAAGCTGCTAAATGCACAACCCTATCAAATCCTTTTAAATAATCCTCTGTTATATCCCTAAAGTTTCTGGCATTAGGTTGACCTTCGAAGTTTCTACCATGTAAATCCCACCCTTGTACTTCATGATCATCTAATTCTAACTCTTCAACTAAATGTCTTCCTATGAATCCAGCAGAACCCGTAACTAATATTTTCATTGACAATTCCTATATAAATATCTATAATGTAATGTACATATTAACAAATTGAAAGTGGTTATGTCAAGGGTTATTTACTCAATATATATCGATATTCCTAAAGATAAATTAGATTTACACGATACACATATTCTTAAAGAAAACGAAACGCCGATGAATATCAAGATGAAACAGGCGTTTATAGATCACTATGATAAACTTATCGAGACGAAAAAACGCTATGCAGACAAGATTGGCGCAGATTTTCAAATGTATGAATACGATGAAGATTACATTAAGTTTCATGAGGACTACTCAAAAAAATATCCATTTCTTACAGATTATAATATAGTTAACAAATATAAATTACATATTCTAGATAGACTTGTCAATTACAAAGATGAAGTATTATATCTAGACTTTGATGCTATTCCGACTACTAACGAATCCTTTTTTGACGTATGGGATTTAAGTAAGGGTATTGCAATATTACATAACAACGATAAGATAAGAGACCCAGGTCAACATATCCATAGAATCAATGGTACTATTCGATCACCGTCAGCAAAATATTTTAATGCAATGGCAATGTTAGAGGAAAGAGGTTTAAGTCCTCAATGTGATGTTGTTAATACTGCAATAATAGGAGCCACAAAAGAACATTGGAAAAAATTAAGATACTTTGATGATCTAAATGAATCATTTAAGTTAATGACAAAGTTAATAAACAACAAAGAGCAATCTATGTATCCACCAAATATAACTAAAACATTTGGATACGATAACGAAACAATATTCTCATATAAAATAGTAGAAAATAATGTACCGATACAATGGTTAAATTATCAATGGCATTTCTTCTATGATAATAATAGAGGTATACCTCAAGATGCAAAAATAGTACACGCAATAAACAAAGAGTTTGAAAGGGTTTGGAAATACTATGACAAAAAAGAACTTGATCTTTAGTATCTTTGAAGATATTAGAATTGATAAAAAATTTGAAGCAAAACAAAATAATACACTAACACAATTTAGAAAGTATTACGATAAGTTAATTGCTAATCATAAACAGTATGCTGAATATTGTAATGCAGATTACAAGATGATACATCTAAATTGTAAGGATATGGATTCAATTCATATACCTGTTAATGATGTAATACAATCTGATTACGATACTATTAACTTTGAAAAACTATTTTTGCTTGAACACTTTGCAAATACAACTGATTATGAAAACATATTGTATATTGATCTAGATGTTATCTCTGGTACTAAAAAGAACTTCTTTGAAAAATGGGATATGAATACCATTGTTTCTAGATATGAAGCATCTGGTAGATATGATAAACTTGGTATGCAAGTTTTATTAGACACTATTGTTAAGGATGATGAAGATAGAAGAAAACATGTTTTACATTTAAAACAAACTGGTCAATGGGAAAGTCACGCTAGAAAATATATTGATGATAATTACGATGAGGCGTTTAAAAAACTAGACAAATATCATTGGTTAGTAAAAGGTGAGTGTATTCATAGAATGCTAAAAGATGGTGAGGATGGTACTATCAAAAGAGATAATGTTATTAACACAGCAATAACAGGTGGTGGAAGAGAAGTAATTAAATCGATGAAACTAACTGAAAGATTTCCTCAATACGTTCAAGAGTTTAAGGACTTAAAAGAAAAAGAAGAGAAGTTTGAATTAAACAATGAAATCTTTATTACTTGGTTAGTCAATAAGTTTGATGTTCCTTATACTAATCTACCTGAATGGTGGCATAATCTCTGTTTAATAAGTGATGATAAAATACACAATGCTTGTTTATGGCATGTGATAGATAAAGACTTTGAAAGAGTTTTTAAGATTCAGAACTTTTTCTAATCTCTAATAAAGTTTCAATTATTTCTAAAGGTGATTTTGCTTTTCTTAATTTAGACTTAACTTCTTTATCCTCAGATTTTTGAACCATATCTAATTCAAAAGCTGCAAGTTTACAAACAAACAAATCTTCTTTTTGTTTCTCTTCATTAAAAGGACCAAAGAATAATTTAATTGATTGTGTATAAAATTTAGTATCTACTTTCGCACTATTACTCTCTGAATCATAATACGCTACTGGGTCAATAAGATAACCTTCTTTTTTCCCTTGTCTTATAGCATACTCTTTGAATGATGCTTCTTCAGCTTTGATTCTCTGATAAGTGTTTTCCATGATCTCATCTTTGTCTGTCAGTTGATACACTTGTTCAACTAACCAAGCTCTTGATGGGTCTTGTTCTTCAAAATCAAACTGAAGTCTTTCAGAACCACCATCATCTTCATAGAAGATTCTCATGGTTGTTCTTTCAGAGTTAGTATATTCTGCTCTGTTGAAAACAACAATCTTGTGACCTATGTCAATCTCTCTTTTAGATTGATCTGGTTTTGGTTTACCTTCGATAGGTGTTTCGGGTGCTTTATGGATTTCTTTTTGAACTTTTACTTTATTACCATTATGATCTATGTAAGTTACAGTATCATCAAGTTTGATACTTCTATCTTCATGCATTTTTAACATTCATTCACTCCTTAATAACAAAAGTTATTATATATTATTCTCTATTAACTTTAAAATTAAAAGTACTAATAGTTGATGATGAACCATTAGGGAACTTTTGTGATCTGTAATCGTCACCACCTACAAATCTGTTTGTCTCAGAACCTGAACCATCTAGTTTAGTATCAACCATAGAGTCACCTCTAGTTTCACCAGAACCATTGATGTTATATCTGATATTGTGATCAGAAGCATTATCATCACTAGCTGCAAGGTCTCTGATAAATTGTTCTAACACATCTGTAATATCAGCTGCATCATCACCTGAAGTTGCGTATTCTCTCAAGTCATTGTTACTATCGATGTACAATAAGTTTTGAGATGGTGTAATTGATGTTGCATCTTGTCTATGTAAGTAATAGTTGTTTACTGTAGTGTTGTGATCTTGGAAAGTACCTGCTGTTCCAATTTGACCAGAACTGTAGGAACCTGCATCAGCGATTGTGTCTGTAAATACAGCAGTCGATGATATCAAAGTAAAACCAGAAACCGATGTACTTGTTTTGATAGCAAATGTTCCACCAAAGTCACCTGTATTTGCCTCTGAGGAAGCAGTCATTAACACGATTGCTGGTTTGATAAAAGTATCTAGGAAGTCATCAAGTGACATCGCTTGTACTGAACCAGATGAAGAGTCATAGTACACAGGAAAAGATTTACCCGTATCTGTTAGTGTTGATGGGTTAGTAACAGCGTTACCCGATATATGGTCAAAGTTTGTGGTGACAGTATCTAGTGAGCCTGAACCAGGGTGAGATGAGTTTTGTTGAGTAGCTGCACTTGATCTAAATCTAGTGTCTGCCATAGTTGGTGATAAATCACCAGAACCGGCTGCAACTGAACAAGTCACACTTGGATTGCCAGCATACATTGAGATAGCTTTTCTTTGCCACTCAAGCAACTGAGCTGAACTCATTTCTACTAAATTACCACTATCGTGATATAACGGGTTTCTTGCTGTCATAATGTTCCTTTATACTATACTTATATACCTTTTGTCAACTATTATATAGCTGCGTGTCCGTTTACAGTTTTCAAAGTCGAACCAGAAGAGTTTTTAATCAATAGGATACTATCTGGTGTTGCGTGAAACTTACCAGTTGAACCTACGATTTTTGCTTTCTCTGTAGCTGTTTCTGAATTACCACATCTGAACGAAATCTTAGTTGCGTTTGATGATGCTGAGAAATCACCTTCAGCCATACAAACGATACCACCCGCTACTAGAACTGCATCCGTACCTGTACCTTCATCAGGTGCTTGGAAGAAAATTCCACCAAGTTCATCGTCAGCTGCAATATCAGTATCACCAGATTGTAATGTGATTGTTGCTGATGCACCATCTGCTGTTGCTAAATCTTTAAGAGTTAACTTACCTGTGGATGACATTTCTAACAATCCACCATCTGTACCAGCGGCAGCTGATTTACCAGTTGTGAAACTTAATTTAGTTGCGTTGTTACTTGCGCTGAAGTCACCCTCAGATACAGCTTTAATTGTAGCTGCGACTGCTATCGCATCTGTTCCAGCTCCCTCTGCAGGTGCTTGGAAATCAATTTGTCCTAATACATCATCTGCGGCGATATCATTATCACCTGCTGATAAATTTAATTTAGGAAAAGAGTTGTCAGCAGTTGCAGGTACTGAAAGAGTTAAACCTGTGTCTGCTACGTGTGTTAATGTTACATCTTGGTCAGCACCAAAAGCAATAGCAGCTGTATCAGTAAGTAATCTTAAATCACCATCTGATCTTAATGCCATTTTATTAGTTGCAGCCTCTGACGCACCAGTTTGAAAGAAAAGAGAGGTTGCGTTGTTAGATGAACTGAAGTCACCTTCTGAAGCAGCAGAGATACCAGCTGCAACTAGAATTGCATCTGTACCTGTACCTTCGTCTGGTGCTTGGAATTTTATATGACCTAAAACGTTACCTGATGCAATATCTGTGTCACCAGTTTGTAGTGTAAGGACAGCACCAACACCAGAATTACCTGAAGTTGACTCGTTCTTAAAAATCAGACCTGTGTCTGCTACGTGAGTTAGTGTTATGTCTTGATCATTTCCGAATTTGATTACTGAACCATCTGCTAGAAATAAGTCAGAGAATTCTGCTGATGCAGAACCTATTGTTGCCCCATCGGCGCTGGATGGCACAATAGAAGTACCTATTGCTGGAGATGTTAAAGTTTTGTTTGTCAACGTGGCCGTGCTTGCGGCAGTCACCATCGCAAATCCGCCTGCTGTGCTTCCGTCATGTACTCGAAGAGTATCGGCCGTTGTATCGTAGGTAATTTCACCTAAAGCGCCAGTAAATGCGTTATTCTGCGTTGTTGTACCACGTCTAAATTGAAGTACTGTAGGCATTTGAATAAAGCTCCTTTATTATCTTATTCTGTTTATTTATATTTAGTATTTATCATTATATACCACTCGATTGTCCTAAATCTTGGGTACTTACTGTTCCCTTAGGCTCATTCATATCATAATTATTTGAAGTTAACGCAAATCCAAAAGCATCTGTAACAGATGTATCAAACGGAGTTTCACCCCCTGCTAAATCTGCGTTTCCCTCAGAAGTCGGTAATTGTGTCAATGTAGAGTTAGTAAACCCTAGATCGGCAGTATATGCAACGGTACCATTCTCATTTTTGAAAGTAATCGTTCTATCTGCTGTGGGCTCTGTAAAAACAACTGTTGTTTCGAAGGCATCAACATTCTGACCTTCTACTACAAATCTGTCATTTTCCAATTTAAATGTTGTAGGACTAATAGAGTCAAGAGTAAAAGAACCCGTAACTGTCAAGTCACCTACTGATATAGAAGTGGCTGCGACATTTGTTAAGTTCAAAGTACCTGCTTCAATCGCAGTTACATCGGTAACTAACGTATTGAACTGAACTCTTAATTGTTCAATCGTACTATTGTTATCTATTTCTATCGCTCTAATTGCCATTTTTGTCTAATACCTTTTTTAACATATCTTTTATTTCATGCATCTCACATTTTAAATTATTTATCTCTCTGGTCGCATGTCTTATTTCATCTCTTTGTTGAGATGCAGCTTTTGCTCTAGCAACTGCTTTTACATATGCAGTTTTATTAGTATTAATAATTGCGCTTGAGTTTGTGTCTCTTACTAATTCAGAGTATCCCTCAACTTTTAAATATCTTTCACTCATTACGTTGCCAATGCTATTGCTCTGAAGTCTTTAATTCTAATTGGTTCAGCAGCATTAGTTCCTTGTCCTACTATTTTAATTGCAAATTGTATAAACTCTGGTAATGGTGTTCCTATACCATCATCTGTTACTCCAGCAGTAAACACGTATTCTTGGAAGTCATCATCTTCAAGTGATGAACCTACTTCGGTATCTGTTGTACCTGTAGCATTAAAGAAAGTGTAACCTAGTTCATCAAAGTCAGAAGCATCATCTGATCTTAATGTTTTAAATAAACATTTGATTGTAGCACTATTATGTTTGTGTGCTGAGAAAAATACTTTTAAAGCTGTTGCTGGTGATTCCAAAGCAATCTTTTTAGTAATATAGATAAATGCATTTTGGTCACCATCTGGTGCTTCGTTTGTTACGTAATCAGTTGTAGGGAATACTCCACTAGAACCCGTAATAGAATTTATTTTGTTTGCAACTAAAACAGCTGATAATCTATCTGCATCAATAACAGGTGATACGTTAGCATTATTAGAACCAAGTGTTAATGGTAAAAACAATGAATTAGCACCAGCAAGTTCATTTGTTTCATTTATTTGTGAAGCAACAATATTACATTCTGGTAATCTTTGATTTTCATTTAAAGATATTAGTCTAGCGTTTGCTAGTGTTCTAGTATTAAATGATGTTTCTGTACCACTTGGTGATCTACCTGTAGTGTTTCTTAATTTACCAACAATGCTTGTCTCTGGTAATTCTAAAGTAGCAATTGAAGTTTTAATTAATTCGTATCTATAGTTTTCAGAAGCATAAACAGCTATTCCACCTATTTCAGCAGTCGTTGAACCACCAGTAATAGTTGGTGCAGTTGTTAAAGTTATAGTGTAGTAATCTGTACCAATATTTCCTATTGATGTATGCTCTTTGTTTATCTCTGTTAATGATACACCAAATATTTCATACAACTCAACTTTATCTGAAGCAGTATGTGCTGATGCAGTTGAACCTCCAGCACCTCTTGTTAAAGATGATAGAGTTGTACCAGATAATGAACCTGTAATAATTTCGTTTCCTATTTTAACAGTTATACTTCCACTACCAAAACCTGAGTTACTTGCAAGTGTAAGTGAGGTAGCACTATCATTAATTGTAGCAGATAGTGTTGTTTCTACACCAGAAGACACACCAGTGATTACAACATTGTTAGATGTTTGATACATACCATGATCTTCATGTTTAACCTTTAATGTTGTAGAACCATTAGTAGCAATTAAAGGATTTGATTTTAATCTGTTTACATATACAGTATTTCCAATTTCATTTGTTATCGCTTGACCAATAGGATTGTTTTGAAGTGTAACAGCACCTGCAGCTGTAGTATTGAATACAGCTTTTCTTAAAGTAAATTTAATATCTTCACTTTGAGATGGTGCCCATGTTCTATTGTTTTGTGATTTAAACATTACGCCAAGATGTGGTTGTTTAGAAATAATTCTTAATCCACCAATATCTGTTTCACCCATTCTAGAAATCCATATCTTAGGTTCTAAAGAGTCTGAACGAACAACAAAACAATATTCGTTACCTTGTTTTAAATATACAGGTGCATCAAATGTAAATGTTGTTGCTGTTGCAGCTGTTGTTGATGTATTAATTTCAGAAGCTTGTAATAGTTTTCTACCAAATGGTAATATTTTTGGACCAGGATAACCATTGTCAACATTTCTAATTTCAACCCAACAAGGTAAATCATTATCTTTAGTTTGGAAATATAAATCTAATTCTGTTATAAATGCTCCACCCTCTTCTTCAACTATAAAAGTTTGTGCTAATGGGTCTCTGTTTTCACCACCAGATGGTCTATCTCTTCCACCACCACCTTCAACTGATTGTGCAATTATTCTGCTAGATGTGCTTGTTCTAGTTGTAGTTTCTGATACACTTGTTTGTACTATTCTAGCATTTCTAGTTGCAATGATAGTTTCTTGTTCAGTTTCTAAAATACCTTTTGCGATATAAGTTGTATTAGCTGCAGTTTGTGGTAAAGGATTTTTAACGTTTGTAGAGCTAGAAGTAATTCTAAATTCTACTTCACCTGTTTTAAATTTAGGAACAGCCGCTTGACCTGCAAATCTATATTCAGGTATTCTCATAGTTCCCTCAACATTACCATTAGCATCAGTTACTAATTGAGCACCCTCTGCTACTGTAGAAACATTTGTAAAACTTTGTGATGAAGGTGTAATGTAAGGTGCCATTGCAGTTCCGTCAAAGAAAACATAAACTTTAGTATTAGGTAAAAATGCTTGCCCTTTGAAAGATACATTTCTAGGTCTAACCCAAGGTATCAATGCTCTTGCTATAACTCTTGTTCCTTGAGACTCTTCATCTATTTGTTCTACAATTTGAGTGTTAATACCAGTTCTTCTTAAATTTGATCTTACTGTTTGAATTGCTCTTGTTACTACCCAGTTACCTGATCTTCTAGTTTGTACTCTTGATGCAATAACACCAGACCATTGTGTTTCCCATGAGTTCCATATGGTACCTAGTCTGTTTGAGTTTGCAGCTCTAACAGCATCAAAGTTTCCGTCAACGTTAATAATTAAATCTGGTGCTGTTTCTGTTTCGAACCAATCATCACTTTGTGGGTCAAGATCAATGTTTCCTACCCATTGTGCTGTGATAACAGGTTGTACTTTTTCTGCTCTTGATGCGTATGGGTTTTCAGACATTACCTCACTTGTATAAGGAAGTGTAATCAATGGACCAGTTTTCTGATAACCTAACGCTGTTCTATTTGCATCTGTAGATACAGACTCAGTTAGTGTTGCATTTCTTAATATACACTTAGCTCTTAATTCTTTATTTTCCATATCTATTGCATTAGAGTAATCTTTGTTTTTAACATCACCTACTCTGTGACCTGCAAAGTTATCAACTATGAAACCTGATTTAAATCTGTTTAAACCATTTGCATCTGTTACTTCAAAAGACTCTGCGTCTCTTTCAAGTAATGACAAATTAGTATAGTATTCTAAGTTCTGAATTCTTTTTTGTAGTTTACCAATATCTCTCATAGTAAACCTTTGAGTTTTAAATCTTTCGATCTCAACATCTGTAGGTCTAAATGTATAAGCAGGTATGTATAGTTTAGCTAGTTTCATAGCATTTTCTATTTCTTTAGGGTCAGTTGGAACTTCAGCAGAAGCACCTAAGACAACTTTAATGTCACCCTCTTGAGTTATGAATACTAAAGCATTTCTTGATAGATAAAATTCTAAATCTGCTGTTCCTAGAGTATTTGGTTTTGGTGTATCTACTGTTGATGCACCTGTACCGTCAAACTGTCTATGAAAGAAATCAAATGAGTTACCTGTAATTGTATCTACAGAACCAATGGAGTCTGTTGCACCAGCAATATTTTCACACGTTGGTCTAAAGTCAACAACGTCTGTTAATGGAAACTCACCAGTTGGTTCTGGTTCATCTGGGTCAACTCTTGTTGCTGTATATGTTGGAATGTTACCATATCCCATTTGACCAGCGACATCTGAATATGAGTCTACCGTAAAGAAAGAACCTGAAGAGTGACTAAAGAAATCAAATACTATTGCTAGTCTTCCTCTAGGTTTTGACGACCCAGTTTTTAATTGTATTCTAGCAATATCATAAAGGTTATCTCTCTGACCTGTATCTAGTAAATAGTTTGAAGTAATAATTTTTGAACCAGCAGTCACACTTGAAACTACAGCAGTTGCACCAGAAGATGCTCCTGTAATTGTTTCATTAGCTTCAAAGTCTGCAGCTCCTACACCATCTTGCAAATAATATGTAATTGGTGATGTTGGATTAATAACTTTTGCTACTGCACCTGAAGTTCCACCAGTAATTTTTTCTCCTCTAACAAAAGTACCGTTGATTGTTGTTAAAGCGATTGTTGGTAGTGATGCATCTGAACTTGTATCCTCTGAGTCAAACACAGCACCTAAAGCAAAAGCATCTGCTCGTCCTAGTGATATTACATCGTCTGTGGCTCTTGTTCCAAAGGCACCTGTTGTTGCACCAGCAACTTTAACAACCTTAGATAAGTTAGTTGTTTTTAGTCTAGCAGAGATAGATGTTTTTAATAGTGTTGCAGTTAATTTAACTTTTGCACCATTTCCAAAGTTTGTATTATCTGATATTGTGATTGTTGCTGTTCCTGTGCCAGATATTGTTGACTCAACATCTACGATATCTCCTTGACTAGCAGCACCACCTGCACCAGCAGATAAAACTGATAATGTATAATCTTGATCTGTATAAGATAAAAATGTTTCGTTTGCACCAGCAGTAAATGACACAGCACCAGAAGAGTTTGTCGTTGCGATAAACTGTCTTCTAATTGTCATCTGCGTATCAGATGAACCATTGTTATCCTCTGTTAATAATGTTTTGATTGTAGGTTTTGGTAATCTGTATATTGCAATATTTTTTTCTGCTTGATTTAATTTACCAATCTTTTCAGATTCTAAAGCGATAGTTGTTGAGTTATCTTCTTCAAGAACTATGTTATCATTTGCATCTGTAGATGAAGCATCCGTACCATCTAAAACTATTTGACCATCAACACCTGTTGTTGTTGATTCTAGTACAGTATCAGCAGTAAAGTCTTGACCACTATCTGGGTCGTCCATAAAGAAACTTCTTGTTTCTGAAAATATGTGTGTTACGATATTTGATATTGTTAAATCTGCGTTAGATGAATTTTCTACGATCTGATCTGACTCTGCACTATCAGATACTATAAGTTTTTCACCTACAGTAAAAGTACCAGAGACGTTTGTAAGTACAACTTGAGTACCACTTGTTAATGTACCAAAAACAAAACCTGTTGCATTTGATGAAGCACCTTTAACTCTAACTCCCCCATTACTATGATTAGCGGTTAGTGCTGTGCTTGGATTATCGTTTAATGTTATATACGTAAATGGTCTAATGTCAAAAAGATATAATCTGAATACTGCATCTGTATTTCCCATGGTACCAGATTCGTATTGTATTGTTCTTGCTCTTGCGACCCCTATTTGTGTGCCTGCGGCTGTTCCTCTTGTTGATGTAACATCATCAAATAGTTGAATTGTTTTATATGCAGTTGTCTCACCAGAGATATCTGTTACATCTGGTTGACCAAATACATTTGTTATCTTAACAAAGTTTCCTAATTCTGCATTTATTGAACCTGCATTTACTGTATCAAATTGTCTTGACTTTTCTACGTCTTTAAAAGTAACAGCTGGTTTTTCTAATTCGTATCCTTTTACGTATGCTTTACCTGGTGATATTGCTAATACAAATTTACCTTCATCTGCTGTTCCCCCATCGCTAGTGGTATCGCCAGAAGAATAAACACCTCTGAAAGATTGACCTTGATATCTGTTATCAAGCATTTCTCTAGCATCAAATTGGAAAGGTCTTACTGTATAATCACCAGACTCGTCAAATGTTCTTCTTGCTAGTGTATCACCCAATACTGAATATTCAGTTGGTCTTGCATCACTTTGAATTTTACCATCTTTTACTCTAGCGATTTCAACAAACTCATTATCAGCTGTAGATGTTAAATCTAAAGATGTTAAAGTTAAACTCATCTTTAATCTATGAGCACCTTTAGCTGCAAAGTTTGAAGCACCAGTTGCGTTATCTGTTAAAGACTCATCAACTTCAGGTGTTACCAATTCTTCGTTTAGTGTTATACCTATTCTAGCTGATGCAGTTTGTGAATTATCTGATAATACAATTGTTTGATCTGCTAACTGTACGAATGTTCCTCTGATATAATAAACACCACCTGTTGTGGTAACAGCTGTTCCTAACTGAGAAGCACTTGTATGAGTTGTTGCTGAATTAGTGTTTATTGCATAAGCCGTAGTGTGTGTAATAGATGTATCAGCATAAATGTTTTCAGAATTGTTAAAAACAGTTGTCTCTAAATCTGAACCTGATGAGATATATCTTACGTATAATAAAGGTTGTGTTGTAGATGTTGCAGCTTTAAATCCTATTACTTTTGCTTTTACACCAGATGTTGCACCTACGATTGTAACGGGTGAGTCTTCACTATAATATTGTGATGGGTCAATTGTCTCTCCAGCGAAAGATGAAGCAAGTTGTACTGAATAGTAATCTGTGTTTATAGAGATACCGCCAGGTATAACTACACTACCTTCTTGAAAAACATGAGAACCAAATCTTTCGATTTGATTTTGTAATATCGATTGTAGCTGTGTTAACTCTCTTGCCTGAACAGCGTATCCAGGTCTAAAGAGTATTCTATGAAAATTTTTATTCTCTGCAAAATCATCATAATATGGTGCTACGTTTAAGTCAGTTTTTTGTGCCATATTATTCCTTAAAACTCAATAATTATCTTAACATCTTCAGTTTGATCTGATACCCTTTGAATTGGTTTTCTGTTTTCAATATAAACTATATTACCACTATCTGGTTGAAGCTCTGGGTTTGCATATCCACTTGTTAGTGTTACTGTATTTCCATTTGCAAGTGTAACTGTTTCTGAGCCAGTTGACGATGGTGTTCCAACCGCATTTGTGGTAGCACCTGTGATAGCATTTGTGCCACTAAATGCTGTAAAACTTTGTGTAGTAGTTGCTGTACCATAAGTTGAGAATCTCTCTTGTTGATAGTACAATAATTTTCTGGTGGAATCCCACTCAACAACTCTACCTACCGCACCAGTTGTTGCTTGAGTGATTTGTTCATCAACATCAAATGTTCCTGTGGCTGAAGAGAACTTGACAACATTGGTTTGTCTCGCTGTTGTAGCAGATGCCACCGTTGTTGTACCGTAGTTTGTAGGGTCAACAACTATGCCAACTTGCCTGAAGTCATTCGCAACTGTAAAGTCATCACCTTCAGCTTGTGTGATAGTTGTATTAGCTATTACGAAGTGACCTCCTAATTCTTCTACTGCGTCTTT